GTGAACACACCTGTATTTGCAGTTATGTTAGCCGCAGTGATGTTACCATTCACACCTAATCCAGTTAGTGTACCCACTGAAGTAATATTTGGTTGCGCTGCTGTTGTGACTGTACCTGCTGTAGTAGCAGTTGCGACAGTACCGGTGACATTAGCGCCGACGATAGAACTTAATCCATTGCCATTACCCGTGAATACTCCCGTATTAGCTGTGAATGCAACCGCTGTTACTGTACCGTTTACATCTAGTGATGTTAATGTACCAACTGATGTTATGTTTGGTTGTGCTGCCGTAGTTACAGTACCTGCTGTAGTGGCAGTACCTGCTGTTGCAACACTTAGATTTGCTACTTGGGTTGTACTCGTGACTACAAGAGGAGCAGTACCAGTTGCTATAGTAGAGATAAGTTGAGTGCCCGAGATGTTTCCAGTCGCGATCACTTGTGCAGTACCTAAGTTTCCAACGTTCGCGTTACCAGTAACAGTTAATGATGTTAGTGTACCAACTGAAGTGATGTTTGGTTGTGCATTCGTAGTAAGAGTACCGGTTACGAAGTTTGCGCGTGCGAGATTTCCTAAATTCGCATTAGCTGATGTGAGATTGCCGGAGAAGTTAGCAGTTGTAGCCCCGATTGTTCCCGAATTGGCATATATATTACCGGCAGTTACGTTACCAGTGACAGATGCGGATCCGGTTAATGTTGCGCCGGTAGCGCCGATATTGCCAACATTTGCATTGCCGATAACTGTCAATGTGGTATTACTAGTAAGGTTGGCGGCGATGAGATTTCCGATAAACCCGGCAGTGTTACCATTAATGCTTGCATTAACATTTACGGTGTTTGCTGTTAATGTATCAGTGAGTTGTATATTGCTTAAGTTTGATATTGTACTAGGTAGGTCGATAACAAGTATCTGAGACGAAGAGGTGATGAGTGCATTTTGTCCACCATTCGATCCTTGACCAATACTAAGGGTGCTAGTAGACACTCTAACACACGCGATGTTAGCCGTAACAACAATATTACCAGTCGGAGAGTTGACTGAAATACCAGAACCTCCCGTGACTGATGCAACTGTCTGTGCTCCTAAACTGGAATACAATTCAGTGAAGTTTTGTTGCGCTTTTTCAAAAGCTGTTCTAATCGCATCCGCATCCGGATCGTCTGGAAATGTTCCGAAATCAATATTACGTTGCATGGTAGCCGTTACTCTCTCGTTATGATGTATTTATCGTTTTGGAAACAAACAGCTTGCCAAAAAAATAGCCGGGTAACCCGGCTATTTCTATATTTTGTCGAAATTAATATTCGTTGGCCTAATAATCACCTGGATCATGAATTTTTCCCGATCGCATGCCGACTACTTCACCGTTCGGTCCGAATGCTGGAATGTCGAACTCCCCGCTGCCGCCCGATAACCGTTCAAAGACTCCAGCAGCTACTGATAGCCCAAATGCAAAAATAAGAGCCAGCAACGCCTTGACAATGCTTCGGCGGTCACCTTCTGCGAGTACTTCCTCGTTCGCCGACTGAGCAGCGTTGATGAATTTTTCTTCAGCACCGATCATAGCAACAAGATCGACTAGTAACTGTATAACAGCCAGTGCAGCATTGCCGGCTCCTTCAGTAATCGCTTTCATGCGCTTACTTTCACGTATTTCATCAGATGTATAATAGTCGTAGCGTTCGCCTGTAACAGACGATCCAGTAGGAACATACACTCTTTCATGTGGCTGAACGTAGCCAGATCCGCCGAGCGCCTGAACGATTTTGAGTGCTGCATTTCCTCCAATAGCTATAGCTAAACCGAGAATAGCACCGACGATCATGTCGACTTTCCCACGACGTTCGTCGAGTTGCTGTTCATTCACCGTTGATGATTGGCCTTGTAATCTAGCAGCCAATACAGGAAGAACTTGATCCTTGAGTCCGAGTGCATTGACGATGTTAGCTAAGATTGTCGAGACGCTGTTAGCGTCTTCACGTAAGAAGTTTTTACCTTCATTGAGTCCTGAAAGCCTCTTAAGATCGTTGATCGATTCGTTGATTTTGGAATAACCTATGCGATCATTCTGACTGGCAACAACGGGAACAGTAGCCTGACCAGTTGACTTCTGCTTGTTTAGTCCACCTGAAATGATATTGGTCATGAAATCAATATCTTGTTCAAATGTAGTTTTGGTGCCGTTCTTCCCGGCGTCGTTTGCCCACTCAGTGATTTTTTCTGACTCATAAAAATTTTGGGCTTGTAGCTGGTCTGCTTCTTCCGACAACATTGCTAACTTCTTATATAGGTTAACAAATGATTCTTTTACATCTTTATCTTTCACATCATTTTCCTTTTCTTTGGGTTCGTTCTTGACTCTACGCAGAGCCGGCGGGAAAGTATCTTGCATGTACTTATCATGTTTTTCCTTACGCAAGAATGCAGGTACTTCAACATTTTTCCCCATCCAAGGCTCGAGAGCTTCACTAGCTAACTTATCAGATGCTGTCTTTGCGCCTGCGTAACGATTGTCGACCGCATTGGCTTCGGCAACCTCGAATTCCATTTTTTCTTCTGATTCTTCTTCATCAACTACTTGTTTTCCACCGCAACTATGCTCGGCTTCCATCATTCCACCGCACTCGTTGCAAGTTTCTTCGTTTTCACTGAGAAGTCTATTCAATTGTCTATCGAGTGCTTCAAATGCAAAGGCTGCATCAGGACGGGCGCCGATCGCCAGCCGGCGTTCGAACTCGTATGGATCATGTCGATTTAACAGATCACGAGGCTTAATTTTTCGTGACTTAGGAAGAAAATTTTCTTCGTCTCGGTCTGCACGATATCTTTCATGTGGCGAATAATCATCAATCTCATGATCTTCCATCTCATCGAGCGGAGTGTTTTCTAGTGAGTTTTGTGCCATAGCACGGGTAGAAACAGGCATACGAGCTTCTCTCTTAAGACCTACGATTGGAGCCATGCCGTAACATTCATCAAGACCTTCTTTGTAGCCTTCATGATATGCTCTGCTCTCTTCCATATCATCATAGTGCTTACCGTTGTGAGCGTGGCCCTTGAGACCGTGTGCTTTTCCCTCTAAGCGGGCGGCTTGCATTCTATGACTCATGTTTTCTTTTACTGCTTTCTTTTTCTTATCGGCTGCTGCCTTCTTCATTGGTTCTTTCTTGTCGCCGTCTTTGTCTAGGTCTAAGAAATCTGGCTTAGACCTTGCTTCTAATGCTGTCATGCTTCTTGGTGACCCGCTAAGCGGACTACTGTTATCAATTCCCTGTGATGACGGGATATCAGCTTCTTTAACTTTTTTCTTATTCTTTTTGTCAAGCATACCGCGCTCATTAGCAGTCGCCCAGGCAATGTTCTCGGCTTCTTTTTTGCTCTTGCCTGATTTCTTTTCAGACTTTTCAATGTGCTTAACCATGCGATCAACTTTTGCACCTTCGTCAAGATCACCTTTATATTTCTTTCTAAACATGATGTTGTATGCAGCATCCTTAGCTTGTCTAGCTCTATTTTGCTTATGTGCATCACCTCGTTCGGCATTGCCAGATGCTCTCTTTAGCATATGCTCAAGTTCTTTAGCATTGTACTTGTTGAATTTTTTTTCAGCTTCATCGCCGGTGTTTGCTTCATCAAGATCATCTTCTTGCATAGTTTGATTGGGCTGATTACTAGCCTGCATAGGCTGAAGTGGGTTCTGCTGTGGTTGTCCGGAAGCTGCAGGCATTACGATCTGTGCTTTTCCCTGTGCAGCTAGATCACCTAGAGCTTTTTGCATCGCTTGCCCTGTAGGGGAAGGGTCAGTGATGTTCAAGAAACCTGTGCCAGTTTTTTGAGTATCGCCCTGTTTGCCAACTACGGGCATTGGTTTCTGGCCTGGCGCCATCGCTTCATGTAGTTGGTTGAACAAGTTGGTAAGAGAAGTCTCATGTCTTATACCAGCAGATGCTGATTCTTTGAGCAGTTTTTTCTTAGGGGCTGTTTGGGGAGCTGCCTTAGTAACTGATGCTTCTAACTGGGTCATTTTGTTTAGTAGGTTTTTCATATTCATATTCATGTCCTTTAATGACCTCTTGAACCGGTTTGTGGTTTTGCGGGCCTAGAAATTTTTGTCATAGGGCTTTTGTCCCCCAATTTCTTATCATCTAAGTATGGCTTGAATGGATCAAACGTATCGGGAGTCGTCTTGCCAGCATAAGGAATATCAATCTTTGAATCTTTCCTTTGATCTTTAATGCTTGTTAGGTACGAATCGCCATATGCCTTTGATGCTTCTTTAGCTCCGGGTTGTTCTTCTAATTCAGTGTGGTTTAGCACTGGGCTGTGATCAGCTTCGTTAGCATAGCCTTCTGCTTCAGTTTGCAGACTGTCTGCATAGTCAGTGCTAGTCATTCTCACTAAATTTTCATCAATGCCCAATAGTTGTGCAAGCTGCCTTACCATTGGCTCTGTAGCAGGATACCGAAACTCTGCATCAATCGAGGTCACTCTTTCGTTTTCTACACCTGGAAAACCTGCTACTGTTTTTTGGATAGGAGTAGATTTGGGCTGACTGATTCGTACAGGGCTGAACTTCTGAAGGTTGTGGTGTAATAGATCCAACTTATTGTTGTCTATGTCACCCACCACGCGAATGCGATAATTGTAAGTGTGAATAGACTCAGAAATGTAATGCTTTAGGCTTTTCATTAAGGTGACCTCTAGTGTATTATTATTGAGTATTTATCTTTTCGGCAACATATTTGCAGTTCCAGAATTCCAAACTTCGATTGTTATCATTCATCGTTTTTAGAGGTAAACATCTTGAGTAACTCATTGCGATCTAGTGATTTACCTTCGCCAAATGGAGTAGCTTCTACTTCCTCGTTCTTAGAAGCAAGCTTCATATCAAGTTGTGCTTTCTTAAGCTGTAAATCAAGCATCTTAAGTTTCTTATTGATTTTTGCAGTCTTAGCAGTGATGGCATGCCCTAACATTGTTCCGGCAGCAGAGAATATTTCACTAGAGAATCTAGCTTCGACTTGTAGGCCTAAATCTTGCAAATCTTTAAAGCTGTTAGTTGCTAGTTCTGCAAGAACATCTAATTCGTTATCCGCTTCTTCTAAATCTCGTACCAGGGGGAGTGCGGCCTCGATCTTTTCTAGATTGCTTAATGCAGTTTCTGTTACTTCACGAGTTGTTTCTGGCAACGGAATAGTGAGTTCATTCTCTTCTGACGACGCCAAATCAAATAATTCTTCTAGTTTTTTGTTGCTCATGCAAGTATTTAGCTACTTGCGCCCATTTCTGAACAAATCGGACTCTGTGATTACTCGAAAAGAGAAGCCGTTGGCCTTGCAGTATGCTGCACAGGCCGCCCATTTGGCATGATTTATAGCTACGACCATTCTATCTTTTGCACTTGCTACTCTGCTTTCAATAACACTCTGCTTTTTTGGTTTAATCTCTACTATTTCTGCTAGCGTTCGTCCGTACTTATTTTGGTATACCACAAAGAAATCCGGAACATATATAGTGGGTTTGCCACTTAGTGGATGTTTATATGGAATTTTCATAGCTTCACTCGCCCAATGTAATATGTTATCGTTGCTGTCAAGAAATATCATCATTGACAATTCCCAAGAACTGCGATATCGTGGTGCGCGCTTTCCTATGTATTTCTCAGGATGTTTGGGAGTATATAACCCCTGCGCCCACTTAGCCATATTTCCTCTACTGTTGTTCTTACAAGACGACGTTACGTTGTACTGCTTCGTTAGGTTTAGGCAAGTTGCCGACTCCATACAGTGAAGCCTTTGACTTGTACGTATTCAGATAATAACAGATGATGCTATTCATTTGCAGCTTGTCGTCGGCACCTTTGATCGCTGATAATAGATTTTGTACATTATAATTTCCTTGCTGAGCGATTCTAAATAATATACTGGCTAAATTAGATGCGATCTGTTCAGTAGCAGATACTCCCTTGAAATACGAGAAAACGACATCGTATTCCGCAGCAGGAATTTCTAGCTTTAAACTGTAAAAGCTATCAAAGATTCGAATAGTTTGGTCGACTTGCTGTAATGATGTTATTGTCATGTTAATATTTATGCTCGGACTAAATGAAGAACACGTCGTCAAACGGATCAGACGCATTACCGAATATATCAGGCTCGCCTGCTAATGAAGTACTATCGAATTCCTGAAAATTGCCAAAATCATTAGACGCATCTTCCCAGGCCCGATCGACATCTCCGAGAAACTCCGGTGTACTGCCATAATTTGGGTTACTGTAGAACGGATCGCTGAATACCGAAGGGGGATTTCTTAACGCGTTTATTACTGGTGAATTCGCTAGCCCATGCGGTCCCGGAGATGATCCGGCGGACGGAAAAGAGAATGGACTATTTCTACTAGTAGGAGTATTCCTTTCTGAATCTCTGAGCATAACGTTCAACCCACTTTCGTGGGACACATTTAGCCCAGGGAATTTTTCTGAATTATATGCAGTGCCTGATTTTAGAATATTGTTATAGTATTCTTCTTGTACTGGGCTTTCGAGTGATCCGCCGTCAGCATATACTAATCCACCTTTACCTAGTGTCATCGAATTAGATCCCGGAGGAGTGATAGGACTGAGTTCCCTGTCGTATGTGGCCGGATCTCCAAACCCAGCTACGACATTTTCTGGTTCTTGGCCATCTATGTTACCATAATTATATACTACTGTTTCATAGTCTATAGTCATACTATTTTCCATGATGCCATTGCCCGAATCGTAGGTATAGGTGTCATGGCTAAAATTAGTTATGACTGGATTAACTAACGTGTATGCTACAAAGCTATGCTGGTTAAATCCGAAAACAGTAATATTCTTAAAGAAAGGAACTTTTCTTGGAGTGTCAGTGTCCTGATTAGTCTGGCCGCCGGCGAAGCCCCAATTCTCATCACCGCTTATAGATGGATTGTATAGATTGCTTTGATTGTAGTTGACAATTTCAGCTGGTGAGGATCCCCTGGTGCCCTCAAACATGGTGCCAGACCTAGTACCGTCATTATAATAATAAGTGTAGTATGCTTCCCATAGTTTAGTCATCGTACTCTTGTTGTCGTCGTGAAATTTGATTTCAACCGTATCATATTTGATTTTTGATTGTGTAATTCTTTTTCTATTATACTGATTCATCGTATGAGTCTGAAGAGTGTATGATGGAAGTTTAACTTCTTTCACTAATAATCCAAAGTTTGCAGAGGTGTCTAATGTGCCTAAATTAGACATAGTATACGGAATAGCTGCTTCTGGGTTTATATTAAAATAAGTGTGAAAAAGAAATTTTAATTTAGGGGCATTGGCATAGGAATCTGACCTAAATGTTTTTGACGCATGAGTAAAATCTCTGAGGTAAGCGTTGCCGCTCCCGAAGGAGCCGGCAACGATATTTTGTAATATTTGTCCCCAATTACCTGACATCTGATGTCCCTAAAATTTAAAAATTAGAGACCGACACCCTGAGAAGCACCGATACCTGTTGCAGAACCGGTTGTGCCGCTAAGCACACGACCAACGTTAGCACCAACACCAGATCCAAGCGGCGCTTGAATTGCATTGTCATACCGAATTGATAGCGCAATCGAAACAGCCTCAGAGTTCGCGTAGTTGAGAGTTTGGTAGTTTGCTGACTTCAAGAAGCAACCATATAGTTCCCATGTTTCGAGTACAACTGGAGCATTAGCACCGTTACCACCATCAAGAATTTCGATGTTGGTTTGGAACTTGTAATCTTGACCAGTTGCAGCAGATGACTGCTCAACGAAGTCAAGTTGCTTTTGAAGTTGTTGCCCAACTGCTGCTGCAACGGTACCAGATGCATCGTCACGGATGTTGACGCTTAGCTCCTGCCAGGTATGCTTGCCCGCAAGATATATTCTTGAATTGTAAAGGTTCAATGTAACCTCATCGAACTGAACTTGTGGTCTTGCACAGTCTATGACTTGCTTAGTTAGACTAAGACCTGAAGCAGCGCCAATACCAAAGTTCAAGAAATTAACTCTAAATCTGAACTGTAATTTCGGCATCAACAGGCCTTGATTGCCGCCGGCATTATCAGATGCTACGGTCATGTTGAATAAACTTTGGCTTGCTGTGGCCATATTATATATCTCCTGTTATGTGTTGTCGTAATGTATTTATCAATGAAGTGAGTGATTTAGGCACTCACTTCATTAATGGTTAACTTATTTGTGATGTGTTATTCAATACTATTCCTGTTGATCCTGCTTGATTCCCGATTTCGCCTGTGTTGAAAATACGAACCGGAATGTAGATGAATTCAACTGCCTTAACGGGTTCAATCGCAACATCTACCCAGAGTTCATTTCTATCGATTCTTGCTGGGGTGTTATTAGATTCGTCACACACCACCAAATAGTCGTAGACGCCTCTCTTAGCGACAAGATCAACTAGTAGAGTCTGTATAACACTACTGATCTGGCTTCTTGTATACGCGTCGTTTGGTTCAAACACGAAAGGTCTTGCTGCAATAGTTAACTGACGGCGAAGATATGCGACGAGTCTTGCTACGTTAACTCTGTCGAGAGCCGACTGTGAGTTGAAGCTTGACTTGTTGCCGTAATTTAACAATCCATTGCCAGTAAAGAAGACGATTGGGTTGATCTGGTTAGTATATAGTACGTCACGGATACCAATTCTCGTCTTGATAGAAATAAATTCGCCTGTAGTTGGGCTGATATAGCCGATGCTACTTGCGTTGTCGATGGTGCCCCGACGAGTACCAGCTGGAGCGAACCAAGGATACGCAATCGCATCGTTTCTCAAGAAAGTTCTGATCATCATGTGTGATGGGGGAACTACAACTTGATTACCTTGGAGATCATTTGTGATGCCTGAAGGGTAGAACAACCCAAGATAAGAGTTGCGAGTGACCAGACCATCTTCACCGGTTTCAGAAGCACCGGCTGCGTTAGTTGCCCAGGCTTGAATTGCGGTCGCAGAATCTGGAAGTCGCATTGGCGTATCACCGATGATAAATCCGGTTTCACCCCTATCTGCGTTGAGTGCGATCATATTTGGTTGTAGTTCAGGATAGTTAGGTGCAGCGATCAAGTTAAAGAAGTTGTCTTCATCACGTATCGCTGTATTACTATCAATCGCTGACTTCATCGCCTTGACGACCATTGCGCGTTGTGCTTTACGACCCATATACGGGGCGCCGTTTGTTTGTAGTCCTGAATCACTGACCCATGCATCTTTTTCAGTAGGAAGAGATTCACCTGGGAAATTATCATTGTTAAAGTAATTTGCTTTAAATTTCTTTACGTTATAACCAGAACGTCGTGTGTTGAACAATAACATACCGACTGGGTATAGCGAGCTTTCAGGAGCATCGAGGTCGAGATAGTTGCTAGATAGTAAGCTTACGATGCTTGGGATCGGGTCGCTTGATGGATTTACTGTACCGCTAGTTGCCCATCGTGCGTCAGCGAACAACACGCCAGTTGAACTTGTCTGATCTGAATTGTTGATTAGTACCCAAGTACCAGTGCCATCAACAATTTGCCAGCGGTTGATAATCGGATAGTTATCTAGATCACTCGTGTCAATCCAGATATCGCCCGGAACTAAAGCAGTATCGTCTGACTGTACTGTGGGTGCAGTTGGACTTACTAATGGCCCTGCTGGATCAGTAGCGTTGACACCTGTCGGAATAGGGAAACCGCTATTGTCGTAATTAGATATCTTATAGCCTCTCCAACCATTCGCGGTATTGACCATGATGTCAACTTCATCGATTACTGAATAGAACCAATTAGTATCGTCTGCCGGGGCTTCAACTATAGCACCTTCATTGGCAGTCATATCAAATTGTGCCCAATTTGACAATTGCGTTGTATAATTAGCAGGAGAAGATCCAGATATGTATGTTACTCCAGTCACAAATCCACCCGGATCGACTGAAGTAACTTCTACTACTAGGTTATTAGCCGGAGAAGTACCACCGAACTGAGTTCCCGAGAAAGTTACCAGATTTCCAACTGTGTAGCCAGAACCTGCATTCACGAATGTATCTGGGTCTACGTAATATAGTTGATAGTCACTAATCACATTCAATACAAGACCGGTACCCGGACCCGAATTTACCGAAGTAGCAGTAGGAGTAAACGTTCCCGTAGCGAACGGACCATACTTGACACCCGTAGTAGTATTGATGACTAATCCAATCGCAGCACTTAAGCCATTGCTTACCCCATTGACGTAATCGTTGATAATGATCACGCCGCCTTCAGTGTGAGTGATCGCGATGGCGCCGGTGTCAGTGACTGATGCAGTGGTGTACGGTATACCGGCAGCAGACCAAGCAGTCACAAACCCAGTCGCAGTCGCGTTGTCTGGAACAGTCAATGTATACTCAGCACTTAACGATGAGCTTCCTGGAACCGACACTTGAACCTTTGACACATACGGTCCTGCTGTAAATGTAGGAGATGTATTAGTTCCGGTAACAGTTGTAGGCCCTTCCAAAAGTCGTTCCCAGTAATAAACAGGTCCTTGAGTCTGCCCATCGTATGCATATTGTGCATACACTGTTCCGGCGTCGATATTCTGTCCACCAGTAGAATCTATTGCTGCGGTGACTGCCCAGTCGCTATCAGCAACATTTACTGCTACCGGAAGCCAAACAGAAGAAAGGTTGTCCCACTGAGAGATTACCGGATCGAGTCCGTTGCCGGCGTTTCCGACCTTGAGCCAAACTGAACCTGTTGGACGAGCATAAGTTTGTCCTGCTTGCCACAAAGGCTGTTGTGCAGATGTACCATATGTAAATCCGGGTTGATAATAAGTACCAGCAGTGATTCCTAGATCAGCCAGTACAGTGTCAGTAGGATCGACATCTGCTGTAATAGTTAACGAGAGTGGTGTCGTTGACGTCGGACTCGCGCCAGCAGTTTGTTGTGAATAGATATTTAATTTACCACTTACTACTTCTGCGCTGACATAAGTATAACCCAACGCATTGATCTGAGATGCGATATTTGCTACAGTGTTATTGGGGGATGAAGCAACTGTGATAGAGATATCGATATCGCCGTTGATGCTGATGACAAAATTATCGCCTGTAGTGAGTGTTGGGTTGGCTTGTGTGCCTTGAATAGTTGGCCATGAGTTCAACCATGAACTGCTTCCTAGAACTACCCAAGTGTTAGAATTGTTTTTATAAAAATACTGACGAGCAGCGGGATCACTAGGTGCCGCATAACTAGGAATAGCGATTACTGCGTAATCACCAATTTGACCTACGCTTTGTAACGGCGCGTTGCTCGAAATTAGAGCAGAATCGGTAATTACGATCGGCGACACTACACTGAACTTGCCAGTCGTCGCGTTGAATTCGTAAATACCCCATGCAGTTTGAGTAGTATCTAACCAATAGGTTCCATCAGCTGGATTACCAGAAGGGCGACCAGTTGATCCAACAAGTGAAGCAAGGTCGATGTCTGCTCTTAAGCAGTAAATAGTATTGGATGCACCCAATGCCGAATACGCCGCAAGAAGCCCGTATTCATTTAATTCATACCCTTGAATCGACGTACCGTTCGAAGTAGTATAAAAGAATGGATTGCCATATAAAGTAGTCAAGTCACGTTGACTAGTAACTCTGTACAACTTGCCAGCGTTTGCCGGAGTTGTTGCCGGTGCGATGCCTACCCCATTAGGGTCTGCTTTATTCGTTGCTGTTGCTAACACAACGAAGGGTATTGAATTTGTGGGTGCAGGGAGATACTGAGATTGATCAATGATCGTTACCTCGACGCCCGGTGAAACTAATGCCATATTCTTTTTCCTTTTGTAATATTCTAAGGTTTACCACCTGCCCTAGTACTGTACTAAGATTCTAATAATTATTTAGCAAAAGATATTAAAAAGTCGGCATAAGTACGCCTTCGAAGAGATTTTACTAAATAGTATGTGAACCAAAGACCATTTTGTAAAAAATGCAATAAAAATGCCTGTGCCATAAATTATACAAAAAACGGCATAGTACATTATCGCACCCATTGTCATAGGTGTGGAAAAAAAGAGCCTAATAAAAAAACTTTGCCAAATAAATGGGAACAGTCTGGCTATAAAAAAAAATCCACATGCGATTGCTGTGGATTCAAAAGTACTTATGCAAGCCAAATGACAGTGTATTATATAGACGGGAACTTAACCAACAACGCAGTGTCTAACCTCAAAACCATATGCCTCAATTGTGTCGAAGTTATAAAACGTCGAGAGGTCAAGTGGAAAAGAGGAGATTTAGTAGTAGATTGGCATACATAAAATATTACGATTGACCATTAAGCACAATCGCTTCTAATTGTCTATGTAATTCAGTTATTGTCTTGTTATTTGTTACTAAGAAGTCATGCGGTAGACCGACGCTGCTGTACTCGCTCTCATGTACATCAACTAGCTTCTCTAGGTACATTTCTCTCTGTACTATGCTTTCGGCCCTGTTGTACAATTCAGCATAGGGATACCATTCTGGATCAGGACCACGTTGTATTCTTATCGTTACCCCGCCGGCATTCTTGATCGCAGCAATTTCGTTGGGGAAGCGACAATCGGTTATCACGATATTATCCTTAATCTCCATCAATCGTCGGTTCAATGACATGACCCAAATAGAATCATGAAAACCTTTGCGGGCAACTTCTGTACCCCACTGCTGTAGTACCCAACGAGGGGTCAAGTGAGGAATACCCAACTGAGTAGCCCACCACTCATCTACTTGTTCCCGCCATTCTCTGCTTTCTTGAGTTTCTCCTTCTAATAGGATTCTATCCCAAGAAAAAATAACCGAAATAGCATCCTTCAATGTATCGGCAAATGCCATCTTTCGGAAACCATAGTTTGTGGTTAAAATGTTGGCAACAGTAGATTTGCCAGAACCGATCAATCCGGTAACACCTATAATCATTAGTATCTCCTTTAGAAAAGCATACGTTATTCAGCCGCTGAATGCAAGAGAAAAGGGATAAATAAAGATGTAGTTCACGAGATTGGCGTCTCCAACTACTCTAATGCATTGAGGAACATCAGCAATGATTATTTATTTGTATAAGAAAACCCACAACAAAACCGGGCTACAATACCTCGGGAAAACCAAACTTGATCCTCTAAAATACCGCGGATCCGGCAAAGATTGGACTCCCCATATTAAAGAACACGGGTATGATGTTTCTACTGAAATATTACGAGAATGCTTAACCAAAGAAGAACTAAGTTACTGGGGTAGGTATTATAGTAAGTTATGGAATATAGTTGAAGATCCGAACTGGGCTAATAAGATTCCAGAAACCGGTGGAGGCGGTGGGTCAGTAAAGGGTAACTTGCATCACATGAAACGCCCTGAAATGAGATTGGCTTTCGGTGATTCCCAAAGAGGAAAAAAGCATTCGCCAGAAAGATGTGCAGCAAATGCGGCCGGACAACGCGGGAAAACATACACCAAAGAAGCAAAAAAGAAAAGATCGGATAAGCTCAAGGGAGCTAATCACCCCAACTATATAAAAACTCTATATAAGTTTGTTCATATCTCAGGGTTATCCGAAACTAGCACGATATATGATTTCTATACTAACCTAGGTCTTCCTCAGGGAAATGTGTGCCGGATGGTGCGTGGAGAGAGAAAGTCTGTTGCAGGATGGAGATTAGATTCGTAACCTCATCCTCAAACTCAAGTTAGATTTAGCCCTGTATCCATGTCAGGGGTTGCGATAGGTCCACATAATTCTTGAGGTCAAGCAATAGTTGTTCTTGTGCCGCTTTAGATTCGGCTTTCATTGCAGTACCGTTCAATGTGGTTCCGCCGCCAGGACCTGCAATACTACCAAACTTTTCACGAGCTTCACCGATAATGCCCTTCAAGATTGCAATGATAAAGTCAGCAATCCAAACACCTGCGCCTGGGTCTTGGATAAGAACGGCTTCCGGGCGCTGAATGTCTGCCCAAATAAGAATTCTCTCGCCGGTGCCCTTGAAGTCACGGGTGATACGTAGAACCTTAGTGACTGGATCAAATGTATAGGTAAGATAGCCACCGAACATTCTAGCCGCTAGTTCGACATACCCTGCATAAAAGTCATAGGTTGCCATACCACCTGTATAATTGTAATTCAATAGATAGGTGTTCAAAATTGCACTAGAAAACGGGTCGAATGAAGTTGATGACGGGCCTGTCTCAAGACCGACTGTTCGCCTAAACAATGCCCGCACGTTGATAAAGTCACTGGGAAGTGTATAGGTATCCACATTTTTGACGACTGTCAATAGTGTATACGACTCCTGCACTGCGTTCTCAGCGCGCTGACGATAGACTTTGATCGCGTAATTATACGCTGCTTCATAGTGCTGAGGATCAATTTCTAAGTCGATGATATCACCGCCCAAACGAAGTCGGACGTTCTCGAACAGTGCTTCTTTAAGTTCTTCTAAATTATAATTCGTTGGCGTTGATAAGATGTTTGTTGACATAACATTTCCTCGATATGTTTATTTATCAAGAAACACTATGACTCTTAGTTAGGCAAGATCATAGCGGGCGGGGGTCCGCAACGTTTGAACTCGAACTCACCGTTTTTTGGATTATACTGAGCAACGTCATGTTCGATAGCATCTATCTGTAAATTTGCAACAGTCATCCAACGACCTAAAGTAAGTCCCAACGAAAGGCTGCACATACACAATGCAATAGTAAGTAGTGTCTTACTCATAGATCGCCTTCTTTACGGTTCTCGCTTTGAGTTACATCAAAAACGCCGCCCGGATATCGTGCTTCCAGCTTCTTGACGTTCTCTGTGATAACATCGCTAGGATCGAGCCCGAGTGCGTTACAGGCGTTCATCCAATACCACATGATATCACCGAGTTCCCGCTTCAGATGGAAGATGTTTTCTTCGTTCAATGGCTTACCCTGGAATAAAATTTTCTTGACGATCTCCTGAAATTCTCCTCCTTCACTACCTAGCCCAGTCGATGCAGTCATGAGCAACGGAAGATTGACATTAGTAGTACTGTCAAGCTCCTTAAGATGGTCTACGAATGCTGCTAGGTCCCTGCTCTCTGGCGATGCTACTGCAAAAACAAAGTCGGCGTATTTGTTTAGATTGATATTCATTTTGGTTCCTTTAATATATCTACATCTTACATGGTGAGTAGTTGAATGTCAATAATTTTGGTCTCTTACCAAACTTTAAGAATTACCATATTCTGATTAAATCTACCATTCGGCACTGTAACTACAGACTTGATATCTCCGACCATTTTCCGAACAGCAGGGCGACTTGCCTTGTTAAACGCTGCCAAAAACTCGCCGGGCTTACGGATAGTTTTACTCATGCTCTTTTTCGTATCAAATCCTAGCACTGTGTTGCCCTTAACAAACAGACACTTGCTATAGTCATCTGCAACCAACCAGATAAGTTTACGCTTCTGCGTATCATATACAAAAGCCTCGGTCGAGTTATGCAGTTTTGTGGGATGTATACCGATCAGTTCCAGCTTGAGCGCAACGTCAGTGAACGACCTGCAGAACTTGAGCTTTGCTACAGTACGCTCGACGGGAACGGGCTTCTTAACACGAACCTTCTTGACAGCTTTCTTGAGCGAAGCGTACCCGTTGAATTCAGCAATAATTTCTTCGACCAGCTTGATCGCATTCCTAAGTTGCATCTTCGAATAATTCGAATATGCTTCAGCAAGCTGCTCGCACTTGCCAGCCTGCACCTCGACGTACTCATCACGCAGCCTTTCCCAACGACGGATCATTGGAGAAAGATGTTGTGGCAGAATGTTGCGAGATTGTAGCTCACTAAGGACCCGGCGGGTTACCGAAAAATCTTTAGGTTTATTTGAGATGAGGTATTCATCCCAGATAGCTTCGATTTCGCTACCTGCCTCATCTGCTTTTTCACGCATAATTTCTTGAATATTAGGACGATCAACTTTCTTGAAAGAAAGTACTTTTGCTTTCTGTTCTTGAGTAGTGACAGCATTGATTAGCTTGTCAACTTGTTGGTTGACGCGTTCAACTTCGCGCTCATTGAGTTCTAGTCCACGAACTGCCATGCGAGCAGTGAAGCCATGTGTTGGAATCATTTGATTGTCGGGGGCCCGACGAATGATTTTAGCTTTGTTTGGATCCTTCGCGTCAAGGTATTGGATCAAGAAATCTTTGGCTTCTTTGGGACCATAAAAGTGCGAGTACCAATTATATGCTAGGTTCAACGCAAACGCGCGCTTTTCTGGATCAGGTTGACCATCAGAAAAATTAGGTTCGGTGCCATAATAGGTAAGGTCAGGGTCTTTAGGACACAAGTCTTTTACTAGAGTATTGGACGAGGCTGCTGCCTGACCCGGTCTACGAGGAGTTCTTGACTTCGGCGCCGCTTTGCGAGCGGTCGTTTTCTTGGCGCGATTAACCATATTAGTCTTCCTTTTCCGACTCTACTTATGCAGTATACATAGTTGACAGCATAATGTCAAGCCCTGATGCGATCCCCGTGCTTACCGAGAGGAATCATAATAACATAGAGTTGACCATCGATCTCGAACCCGCGATAATACATACCCTTGATAGTGACCAAACGATGCTTATTCATATCAGACCCCCATCATCTTGGCAAGAGTGCCATACTTCAAGCCGAACGTATAGTCGGCATATTCGAGACCGTAATGGGCCAAATCTTCCTCTGAAATATTTTGTGCCTGCATCATGATGCGGATGACATCGATCTTACTAGCACGGGGCATAATAGACAAAATTTCCGCAACGCGCGCCTCGAACTGTTCCCGGGCTTCTTGTTGCTCGCGGATATTGCGATCCATAATAGAATCCAAATCAGCTTGTGCGCGCGCCCAAGCACGGTCGAAATCCGCCATATCAGCAAATTCGCAGGCGAGGCCGCGGGGGCGATATCCATAAGCATCCTTATGCAGGTCCGAATAGACCGAACCTCTGAATTCACCCGGGAACATATCGTTGATTTCACGAAGAGTGATCATGTGCTTGCTGCCTTTCGAGTCAATCTCTATAATTCAATATAACAAAACGGGTACCTAATGTCAACTGTTATTATCCAAAAATAACGATAAATAAAGATATGCCTCGTTTATCACTTTACAGACCTAATAAGCAAGACGATTACAGATTCCTAGATCGCACGATCTCAGAGATGCTGACGGTCGGCGGTACCGATTTGTATATCCACAAGTATGCGGGCATAACGAATCAAGGGCCATCTATTGACGCTACGCAGCCGCAGTATTTAGAACCCGATCCTACTCAGATTCAGGACTTGTTGTTTCTTGAGAACAGAGACAGAAAGTATGATTCAAACATCTATCGCTTGCGCGGTCACTACTCCGTACAGAACCTCGATTTCGATCTAAGCCAGTTCGGCTTGTTCCTGAATAATGATATTATCTTTGTCACCGTACACTACAACGACATGATTGACATCGTAGGTAGAAAATTAATGGTCGGTGATGTACTAGAACTACCGCACTTACTAGATTACAATCCGCTCAAAGAAACCATACCCACTGCATTGAAAAGATTCTATCAGATAACTGATTCAAACTATGCGAGTGAAGGGTTCTCGAACACTTGGTATCCGCATCTATGGCGTATCAAATGTGAGCCTCTTGTTAACTCACAAGAGTTTACTGATATCCTTAAAGAACCAATCGAACAAGATAATTATCTCGGTGATTGGGACAAAGACAAAACTTATCCACCCGGATACACTATCGCATACGGTGATAAGATTTATGAATCGATCAAAGATGTTCCTTCTGGAATCAATCCTCCTAATAGTGAATATTGGAGACCCATTGACAACGGAAGTCTTTCTGATATCCTGTCAGCATACAATACGAACATTTCAATCAATGATGCCGCGCTACAAGAAGCCGCTCGTCTCGTGCCTAAATCTGGTTATGATGTAAGCAAATTATACGTGGTTCCAACATATGGCGAATTTCAGGCAAATGGTATTCCTTCTGGAAAACTAAATCAGCCTGCTCCTCCTATCAATATCATAACTAATGCTCCAGGCACTACTGTTCCTACAGGAACAGTAGTGTTCATGCGTAATCCTAAGTATAAAAACCCAAGCGCAGGGATTAAAGTTTCTAAAGAAGCACTCAAGAGTATCTGGGACATGACTGCCGATGACGATCATATATCAGATAAGATCGACAAGTTTGTTCAAGCAAGTTTACAAATAGTCGAAGAACTACCAGAGATGACAGACAGCGGATCTGGCTCAGTAGAGACTACTAAAATGCTTTCGGTTCATTCATTGGGAATAGTTACCGGACCATATGGCACCGCTGACAATACATATGCTACCGCTGATCAGAATCCAGAATTACCTGGCTTTACCGGAACACAACCGTACGGTCCAGACACTATGGATTATCGTGCAGACTGCGACCCTAGATATCAATTTATCGCTCGCCAAAGTCCAAGATCATTTGGATATCTAACTGGTTACCTAACTGGTGATGGACAAGCTCCAAATGGTTATCCGACTGGTGCAGGAATATCATTTCCTCAAAATCCACAAGTGGGTGACTACTTCTTGCGAATTGATTATATGCCGCAGATTTTATATCGGTGGGACGGAGTTCTTTGGGTAAGAATTTCAGAAAATGTAAGAACTGAAACCGGATATGGATTAAACGACAAGTCATTGAAGTCGAGCTTTATTAATGATCAAGCCCAAATCTATCTAAATAACAGTGATAAGTTTGTATCGGAAGCGCAACCACTATCGTCTATACTACAGCCACCGAAACCAGTTCTTCCACCAAGAGTATAATATGGCACAGTACCATTATGATAATCAGATACGCAGGTTTCTAATTCAATTTGGTAAAATTTTTTCCAATTGGTATGTTACCAAAGGCAAAGATCCAAACGGAAATGATATACTGGTTCGTGTCCCTATCATGTATGGGGACTCTAGTCGTCAAGCAGCGACCATTATTGCCAACAATAGTGCGAGTAATTTACCATCTGCACCTATAATTACCTACTATATTAGTGGGTTAGACTATGAGCAGAGTAGAACCCAAGAACCGTTCTTTGTTGATAAGATGCAGGTTAGACAACGTGCATTCAATCAAGAAACTCAGACATACGAACAGACGCAAGGACAAGCATTCACTGTTGAACGGTTAATGCCAGTTCCATACCGACTAAGTATTACAGTAGATTTTTGGACTACAAATTATAATCAGAAACTAGAGATTATCGAACAATTAGGTGTGTTGTTCAATCCTGCACTAGAAATTCAAAGCACCGATAACTTCGTAGACTGGACTTCATTGTCGGTCGTGTACCAGAATGGATTAACTTTCTCTAGTAGAAGTATTCCGCAAGGCACTGGAAATCCGATAGATGTCATGTCTTGGAAGTTCTATATGCCTATCTGGATCACAACTTCCGCTAAACTTAAAAAGATGGGTGTTATACAAAAAGTTATTGCGTCTATTTTCAGGGGCAATGCACTCGACGACATGCAGGACGACGATCTATTACTTGGCACAAGGCAAAAAATTACGCCATATGGATATAATGTATTATTAATCGGCAATTCGTTGCAATTGTTACCGGCTGATTCAGCATTTAATCCTCCTAATGAATCGCTGGCGGAACCAGAAAATCCACCTACATCGTTGTATTGGTCTAGTTTACTAAATGTATACGGTGCGATCAAACCCGGAGTATCTCAAATTTGGTTACAGAATCCTTATCTAGAAAATGACATTGTAGGAACAATCGTACCTGATCCATTAGATGATCGATTCTTGATCTTTAACATAGATTCAGATACTCTACCTCAAAATACATTATTACCTGTCGATAGCGTGATCAATCCACAGATTACTGGGCCCAATGCAGGGCTTCCTGGACCTACTCCGGGCAAAAGATATCTGATCGTAGAAGATATCGGCAACGAAGGAGATTCATCGGTCGCGTGGGGATCCCTTATCGCACACGCAAACGATATCATTGAATATAATGCTTCACTAGCTACATGGGAAGTGGTATTTGATAGCATGACTGACAATTCTGTTGAATTCGTAACGAACTTGACCACAAACGTACAGTATAGATTCGTTCCTTCTGAAGGAGTATGGGTCAAATCATATGACGGTTTTGTGGCTCAGGGTGATTGGAGCGTGGTTATTTGATAAAACGAGATGATCCAGAATGAATTCCGCTGCCGGAGTGTTCTTTTATAGTACCTCAACAAATCGCTATCTTTATTTATTGAGATCAGACTCCAGAAGCCCAACTTGGAGTATTCCCGGTGGCGGGATCAATAAAGATGAAACTCTATATGAGGGAATAGAACGTGAGTGTATAGAAGAGATGGGATTCTTTGATGCCGATTTAAAATTGATTCCTATACAGAAATTCGTAACCAATACGTTTACGTATCATACATTTTTCTGTCAAGTCACCGAAGAATTCATTCCGTTATTAAACAACGAACATGTGGGGTATGCCTGGGTGCAAGAGGGTAATTACCCTAAACCATTGCACCCAGGACTATTTTCTACAGTTAATATTGATATCGTAATTGAAAAACTAAATTCTCTTACTAAGTAATTACCCAAACAAGTTTTGGATTAATGGAAATCCAGCAGAACCTGCTAACACACCTGCCCCCATCAACATCCATCTCCACTTTTCTAATGTAGAAATTTTAGTTTCTAGTGTTTTGTGAGCAGCCACGTTAGTTACCTGAAACTCTTTGATAAGGTCCTGGGTAGATTCAGCATGGGTATCTAGGTGAGTTCGCAAATCCTTCAGATCATTTTTTAATTCATCAACTTTTTCTTCGATGTTTCTATATTGTACCTGAAGGATTGCGACCTCGGTCTCAGTCTGCTTCATTTTAGTAATGCTAGAAGGCTGGGCCATTTTTTATTTCCTTATGCGTTGCCGATAGTTACTATCGGATAAGGCTGTGCATTTGCAACGTTTCCGTCAGCCGCAGCAGCACTGTTGAATGACGCAAATGCCGGATTAGCATTCTGCAATACAATATTTCCAGTTGCTACTGGCCCAGAGGTTGCAGTAAACAACTCGGCAGTGTGATCACTCAAACTTTGAACCTTAACAGTTGAGCTATTTGCATACGTTGCAGTGATAGTCATTTGGCCCGGAAGCATTGCGGTATTTGCAACGTTTGCAGTGTAGCACTGCCCAACTAGACCTGATGTACTACCTTGAACAAGATACTTCTGCTTGCCCTTTTGACGGACAATATATCCTGCTTCAGGGGTAGCATATACAAATGCTGCGCCGGCGATATTGGCTGTTGCGTTAGCAGTCAAGAGTGTAGTGTCTTGTGTTGCGTTGGGAGTACCTGTAGCATTGGATAGATCAACTTCAGCACCAGCAACGGTTGTCGAAACAGTGAATGCAGATGCGTTAGCGATTGCCTTAACAAAATATGTAGTATTGGCTACTAAACCACCTAAGTTAGCACTGAATGCTACCGGAAGATTTGCATATAATGTTTGTGCATTACCCGAAGTACGGATGATGTTTCCTGTGTTTTGTGTATTAGCTACTGCAACAGTAGTCACGCCTGTAGCAGTATCAACATATCCTAATGTAGTTGGGGTGCCGTCAGATGCAATATATTGTATTACACTGGCAGCGCCGATGTTTGCCAAATCAGTTCCTAGTCCACCGACGACATTGCTACCGTCTGAAGCATAAAGCGTGCCAGTACCAGTTTGACCCAATGCAACATTACAAAGTACTTGTTTACCATAGAGGGCAGTATTACCCCCGACTACCGAATACGTGTTTGCATTTGTTGCTGGCCATTCAGGACCAATTGGATTGTTGAAGTACATGTCAACCGGTGCAACAGTTGTTGCAATGGTTTGCCCTGAAGTAGCTGACAAATCAACTTTAGTTGAAGTTGGGTTAGCATTTAGTGGGGTAGCAGAAACAGTAAATGTGCTATTTGAACCAGCGTTTACTACTTCAAGAATCCAGTAGAGTGTACCGGCGACTAATCCGCCGACATTAGATGCAGTTACAAATGGCATACCGGCAATGATGCCGAGATTAGTAAAGTTTGCTGATGTTGTTACGATGTCTGTTGCAGCAGCAGTAGCAGTGATGGTTATGACTGCTTGAGCCTTTGCGATTTTTAGTGGACGACCCATTTGGTTTCTCCTAAGTGGCGTTCTATGCCATACACGCCGGGTAGCGCGTAAACTCACGTTGATACAATGTGAACGACTTCCACACTGCAATAGTAAGCACTGTTATTTATACTAAAGGTGATATTTTAGGTGACCAACAAAGATATAGTACTATCGCAGCCCTACTCAGTGCCAGTATTTGCATGCGGCATGCCTAATTCAGTAATAGAAAAAGGTGATGAAGTAACGCCGGTAACTTCAACGAACGAAACAATGTTGCCTTGACCCACAATGATATTATTTTCTACGGTATTCGCAGGAATGATTGTACTATTCGCATTTGCGATAGTATACGGCACCCCGTATGGATTGTATCTAGCAGTAGCACCTGAAATCGCAACAGCAGCGTTTGCAGTTAATGCTAGACTTGTATTATTAGCTATTGATGCTACGATACCAACAGTAGCTCCTGCTGTGTTTCCTATCCAGCTACCAACTTCAAGTTGAGTAGTAAATGATGTTCCTGAACCAGTAACGGTGTTACTGTTGGTGGCACAAGTTACTGTGCCAGTTAAAGCTACGTTGGGAAAACTTGTTGTATATTGAATAGCACTCGTTGTCGCGATTCTAATCTTGTCTGTGGCGATATTACCTGATGTCGCTACTGCTGAACTTGCTGTATATACATATGATGACATAATTGTTGTTTCCTGTTTATAATATATTTAGTTCTTATAATACCATTTCAGTGATTTAATTAGGAACATCCGGCCACACTACACTGAACGGATATGTTTGTGTTGTTATGTCTCGCAGAGATTGTCGATATATTGCCCACGCTTCAATGTCAACAGGGGCATCGCGGAGCTGTGTCCAATCTGAGTCTTTGAGCATTTGGTTGCGCATAAACCGAATTGAATCCCATTGTGTTTCAATTTCACTGTCTGTATAATTCCGAATTTCCCACATCTCATACCAAATACCGTCTACTAATTTAGGATGAGCGCGTACTACGTGTTGTCCAATTGGAGCAATTGGTCGTTCAGTTTCAATGACTGGATAACAATAGAATTCATTGGCTGTTTGAGTGTCAATATGGCGCGACCACGTGACATTCGTGTGTTTATGTCGCAAGTCGGTTAATGTGAATGGATAAATCGGAGGTTCATCCGGCGGCATATAAACATAGTACATTAGTTTTCCCCTAATTGTTTAGCAATGACATCACGCATGATGATTTCTTTAGCTTGTTCAATCACTGAAGTGTCATGCAAATGCGTCAACCGTTTTTTAAATTCTGCCATATGCGGACAAGTTGGATGTTTTTCAGCAATTTCTTCAATAGCCAATTTATAATTATCAATGTTGATTTGATGCTGCAATACTTCTTTTTTGCGATGCTCGAATGCATCTCGCAGGATCTGAAGTCGTTCTGAATTAAGGTCTGTCATAATGAGTCTTTCTATTAATCATTGAGGTATACCACCGAACGCTAACCCAAAAGTTCTACCGGAAATAGCGGTTGTAGGAGTAGCATATCTAGTTCCAAATCCACTACTACTCCATGGATAAGCAGTAACAAACGGGCCGCCCTGGTGACCGACCAAAATTGCGTTGCTGCTGGGACTGAAAGCTACGCTACGGCCGACCTGAGCAGGAAGAAAAGATGGATTGGCATATTTAGTTCCAAATCCACTACTACTCCATGGATAAGCAGTGATAAACGGAGAAGTTTGGTGTGCAATTGCAATATTATCACCTGCCGGGCTAAAGGCTAACCCGAAGCTATCACTTGCCGGCAATGTCGCAGGATCGGTATATTTAGTTCCAAATCCACTACTACTCCATGGATAAGCAGTGATAAACGGAGAAGTTTGGTGTGCAATTGCAATATTATCACCTGCTGGATTAAACGCAACACTTTGACCGTTACCTGTAGGTAACGTTACGGGATCGGTATATTTAGTTCCAAATCCACTACTACTCCATGTATAGGCAGTGACGTATGGTGAAGTATCATGCGCAAATACAAGAACATCACCTGTACCAGGTCTAAACGTAACGCTACGGCTGTTGACTGCCGGCAATGTCGCAGGATCGGTATATTTAGTTCCAAATCCACTACTACTCCATGGATAGACAGCGAGAGGCGGGATTGCCAAAGAGGCAACTGCGATGGCATCCCCGGCCGGGCTAAACGCAACGCCTTGACCATTGCCGGAAGGCAATGTCGCAGGATTGGTATATTTAGTTCCAAATCCACTACTACTCCATGGATAGGCAGTGATGTACGGGGACGCATCGTGTGCGACCGCAATAGCATCGCTAGCCAAACTAACAGCTATTCCATTACCAACACCTGCAGGCAATGTCGCAGGATTGGTATATCTAGTGCCCCAACCGGATACACTCCAATTGTATACATCAACAAATGGTGTGTTCTCAGTAGAGCATGCCACAAATTCGAGGGTAGATGAGCCAACGTCTGTAGATGGAAACGACCTACCGGAACCCCAAATAATGCGCACTGCACCAGATCCTCCCGATGCCTGTTCGTTGGTAGTGCTATCCGCTGCACATCCTCCTCCGCCAAATAAGCCAGGGGTAGAAGGATTAGTAGTACCATATATGTTTACCGGTGAGATTGCGCTAGCGCCTGTTGCATTGCCTCCTCCTGATCCACCAAATCCGCCGGCGCCATCATTAGCCGAACTGGCGCCACCTGAACCACTAGTCCCTTCGCCGTACAAACCAACTCCGCCTCCTGATCCACCGGAATCACTCTCGCCCGCTCGGCCGCCACCTCCACCTGCGCCTCCTAAACCGGAACCACCTGGGGTTCCGGTAGAGGCGTCGGCGGCGGCGCCGACGCCGCCGTTTCCGGAATAGCCGCCTGCGCCGCCTGCGCCCGCCGCTTGTGTAGTTGATGCGTTTCTGTTTCCGCCGTTACCGCCATTTCCGCCGCCGTCCCCTACATATCCTCCGCCAGCAGGATTACCGTCACCTGCTGCAATAGCACCTGCGCCGCCGTACCCAACAACTGTCGTAGTATCAATAAAATAACTATTACCACCGGATGGTGCAGTACCTGATATTACTCTCGTGCCGCCGGCTCCAACTACCACCGTATACGATGAACCGGGGATAACCGTTATATTATTTTTCCATCCCAATCCGCCGCCGCCTGCTCCTGAACCGGAACTAACATTAGCTGCTGGGCCGCCGCCGCCGCCTACACACACTACACAGACAGATGTTACACCAGTCGGTGCAGTCCATGAATATGTGCCCGGTATATTATAAACATTTTCGCCGCGCGCAGATCCGGGTGCGCCAGAAGCAACTCCTAATAATGCATCAAGAATTCCCGTCATGTTACACTACCTGTTGCTACCCACACAGTAGATGCCACTTTAATTAGTGTGCTGACACCATATGAAGATAACGTTCTTGTGCCTGTACTAGTTGATCCGCCCAAACGCAAAGTATCAGTAGTGATAAAAATTGATTTGGTGGTTGCAGCATTGTTATATATAACGACAGTAGAACCAACAGGAAATGCCACTGACCCGTTAGCCGGAATAGTGATGTTTCCAGATGATATACTGATATGCTTGCCCATGTCAGTTAAGGCTAACGTGTAGTCGCTGCCACGAGAATTTTGCGGAAGACCTTTATAACCTACAGCATCGGTTAAATTTCCAGATGTCAGTGCTCCGGTAAAATTAACTGTACCTGCTACGTTGACACCTGTACCAGTCACAACAAGAATATTAGCATTACCTACAGCACTAATGTTGACATTGCCATTTGCAGCTGGAATATTAACATTTGAGTTGCCATTGGATACATTTGACACCGAA